ATTTAGCCACAGTGACCCCGAATTTACTTTCTAGCTCCTGTCGCATCTCTTCAAGGCGTTCTTGGATGATAGGTCTATTTAGAAGCCTTACAGCGTCAACTGTTGGGTTAGCGTACCCACAAGCTCTCGCTGATGCTGTCTGCGTCATATCTTTATGCACATAGTTATCAAGGAAGTCTTGCTGTTGTTTTGTTATTCTCCTGTTGTTGCCATGTGTTGACTTTTCTCCGAACTTTGGCATCCGAACAATTCTCCTACTTTGTTGCCTCCCAGAAAACATAGACTATGAACTGCTGTAAATCAAGTGGGTTGATTGGGTGGTGTGGTGGGGTTAGTACACCCCACACCATACCCCTGTAAGGGGTGTAGTACACTGTAGTAAATAGTTTGTTTAAAATCAATAACTTACAGCAAAAACTTAACTGTAGTGTGCCCTAAACTGTACAACTGTAGTAACCGAACAATTCCCTTACAAATAAGGGGTTTGCGAACTACAGTGTGCCGAACTACAGTGTACTGTAGTTTGTAGTTGTAGTTCATCCGAACAATTTATCGGTTTTCACGGCAAAAAAAGACCCCAGTAAGACATGGAGAGAACTTACTGGGGCTGAGTTGTACCTTTACCAATTTATCTTTAACCAACATGGTAAAGGTATGGAGAAAACCATGATTATGATGTTTTAGGATACCACCATTTACCTTTTCTGTCACCAAGTTTATCTGGAACATAGTTTTGCATCACAGTTTCGTTATTAGTAGCATAATCCCGAGCTTTTTCCAAGAACGATAAGCTAAGACCGAAATCACGATAGCCTTCATCAATCGTATGATAATAAAAGCTTGATGGTCTACGAATGTCGCTATAATTCATCTGATAGGTCATAAATGGTTTATCTTCTGAATAGTATTGCATACCTATATATATACGATCATATAGACCATTATCAACACCCTCGTAATGATCTAATGATTCGATACAACGATCCGTAAGATGCCACATACCTACAGGTACGGCATTGCCCTTTTCATATTCTATGTCAGCTACCCCACGAAAGACTAGCTTATAATCTGGCAGATAGAATCCACCCATAGGAATAGCATCTGGGCAACGGGATGACATCTGGCTAACATTTAAGTTAGAACCATACGCCAAGTATAATGTATGATGTTTTTGCATAATGCCCTCCTTTTTGCTAAAATTGAATTACCCTTTATATATATGCAATCATTACATATGTCAAGTAATTATTAACTGTTGACAAACTATTTACTATATGGTAATTTATGGTATAAATAATAATAAGGAGAAAAATAATGAAAGTATATAATACAGTTTGCTTTATGCAAGGTTTTACAATTAACCACGCACACAAAGATATAATGGTTGCAGATGGTATTTTTAGTGTTGATTTAGTTAGAAGAAAACTAAAAGAAAGATTTAAAGAATATAAATTAATGTCAGATAAAGAATTAATGGAATCATTAGAATTTGCCGATACAGTTGATTCAAATGATGAGGAATTTTAATAAGGAGAAAATAATGAGTAATGTACACAACGATATAATAAGAGATAGCCTTCATAATGAACTTATGAGTGATAGAGTTGAGGATTTGATTGACTATGTGAGGGATTCAAATCCAAAAGATTATGCAATACTTGAAAAGATTATTTGCAAGGCTATTGTACACAAAATGGAAAACATGGGAGATTAGATAATGATTAGTGATGAAAAGTTAAATAATTTATTAACAGAGGAAGTTATGGATTATTGGATAGGGTACGAACACAAACAAGCTAGGATAAATCTTAGGGATGAATGTAAGTATGACCCAAAATTATTAGAAGATGTGTTGGATCATTGGGAGAGTAGATAATGATTAGTACAAACAAACTAACAACGATCTATAACTTATGGGGTGAGAGAGAGCAACTTCACCCCTTAGAATGTGCCGAAGCTATGTCTTATGACGCTAGACTAAACAAAAAACAAAAGATTTGGATACATAGATTTATAAAAATCTGGCAATATGCTGATTTAAAAGAATACGAACTAAGAGATTTGTTTGACTTTACTCATAAAGGTCGAGATTATCATTATGATATGTACCATTTGATAGAAGATGAAGAATATTATATTCAGCAATCTGAGTGGCATGATAGTAATAATAGAACTATGTATTTGTATAAAGTCATTGCCAGAGAGATTGATGGCGATTGGCACACTAATTTACTTGATGCTATGCGTGAAGTTATTAAACTAAAGAAAAGGTTAGGCTAATAGAAATAATCTTTGGCATAATATTATTCTTGGCAGTGACTTTTTTAGTCACTGCTTTAGTTTACATTTTTTTTGAGTAAAACACGAACAATTGTTTGGTGCCTCCTAAAAAATTAAATTCCTAAAATTAATTGAGATTGTACAGATTTACCAGAATCATATCTTTTTGTATCGCCCTTTGGATAAGGCATAGCCCGATAATTGATGCACTTAGTTAGTAGCTTCTTATCTTTCTTATTCCCGATTATATAAATATATCTATGCTTTTGTGGTCGTTCTACCACTTCATATTTATCTGGATTGTTTTGTCTTTCTTCTAGTGTTGATTGCTCTGTTATCGTCTTAGAATGCAGATTAGAACCCCGAATCCTCCATTCTGTTCTCTTTGCACTCATACCTGTGTAAATAAAGTTTGTAGCTTGATAAACGTAGCCTACATGACCCTTACTTGTATCGGCATACGAAACAACGATCTTAGGCTTTTCTAATAGCTTTAATGATTGTGATATAAGATAAGATGATTGATTCCTGTGATTGTCTTGTAAGCACAAACGATTTAACTCTATAACCTTATCCTTATGTTCTTCTCCACAAACCCCGATACAGAGGCTATGAGATGGTGGAATACCATAAGTAACAACACCGATAAGTGTTGAATCAAAAAATAAGCCAAACGCATCTGTTATATTTGGGATACGCTTGGCATAATGTTTTTCTAATAACCAATTATAGGTTTCTTTAGATTTTATGGGTAAGACCTTTAATCCCACATATGTTCTCCCTCTAGGATCAAAGCATTACCGACTAAAGGCATATTAGCCATAGCACTTGCAATTGTGTTGCCTTTGAACCCATAGATCAAACCTTCTTCATTAACGAGTATCTGCTTAACTTCCTCACCTTTATCATAAAGTTTAGGAGAATGAACTATTTGCACATAACCCCCGACTATATCTTGTGCTTCATTTAAGCTAGGCTTGTGGTCTAAATCCCAATGAACTGTATAAATAACAGTTTCATTATCTTTCTTTTTCTTTAATTCATCTTTAAATTCAGATGCCTTAACGACTATATTAGTAAGTTTTGATATCATTTATTTGCTCCCCTTGTACTTCCAACCAAAATTACTGCTTTTTTCTATAGGTTTTAATTTAAATTCTTCTGCTAAACTTTTACCAGAAACGTAGTAATTTTCATTTAATTTAGACATATCACCGATTAAATGTTCATATCCACCTTCATAATGTTTTTTATTTTCCTCACAGATATATTTAAATAATTCTTGATATCTGCCCTCATAAATGGGTGTAGCTAATCTATTCCAAAACTCAAATGATTTCTTAGGATAATAAGCTCTTAAATTTTCCATGATGTGATTTCTATTCATCATCAACCTCCATTTCATTAATAATACTTGGTCTTTTTAATGGTAATTCATCTTTATTAATATACCATTCTTTTTGTTTGTATGTTTTAAAACATTTAAACCCTTCACCATATATTTTATCAGACCACATCTGACACTCCTCTGGTGTAGTAAAATGCATAACTGTTAATAAACTATACATAATAACTTGATTAGTCATATTACCTCCTGTTCGCTAATGTGTAATGACTACATATAATTTTATAAATTAATTAATTCAATTTCTTTTTTATTTAAGATATTTGCTTTGTGTAATGCTCTTAATGTAAAACGGGCAGAATTTACTATATTTAAAAAGTTACGATCTAAACCATCTTTAATGTTAATGTAATAACAAGCACGACTAATAAATTCATTCATAAATTCATCTCTTTTAGAATAAATGTAATAATTCTTTTTTGTAATTTTTAAAATACTAGGTATTTTACAACCACACTCTTTACAATCTTGATAAAATTTTATTGGAACTTTAATTATTTTCATAATTTTCTCCTTAACTTTATTTTTTACATACCAGATTTTACCATACTTTTTTATATAAGTCAAACTTTATTTTTAATTAACATTATCTCTTGCAGTTGTAGGTATGTACTCACCTCTACTTAATGAACCACCTTCAACACCCAACCAAACCCTTCTGCCTTGTCC